GCCAAAGGCTCCAGAGCCGGTCGCCTGCGCATCCGTCGCAGCGTTCGTGTTCGCGGCCTGCACGTTCAATTGCTGGAGCTGCGGGGCGAGCGCCTGCATGAGGTACTGGTTCATGTAGGGCGACATCGCGCTCGAAATCGTGTTCGGCGTGACGGTTGAGGCTGGCGCCCTCGCGTAGGAGTCGATCAGATTGGTGGCAGTCGGCGCCGTGCCGTTGTTCGCGATCCCCGCCGTCATGTCGAACGATGCATTCTGCATCGGCGAGAAGTTCGCGACCTGCTGGCCCGTGTAGGGCTTGAAGCCAGTATCTTCCAAACCCGATACGTAGTTCAGGTTTTGGGTAGCCGCGCTCGCGACGGCGGGATTCGTCGCGTACGAAGTTTGCTTCTGATCAGTTTGGGTCTGTCCAAAGCACACTGTCAGGCACTCCCTTCAGGTGTGTAGATAGATGGTTCGTGAATCGAGAGGCGCGGAAACATCAGGTAATCCCCACTTTTGAGACGGCGGATTTTCCCCTGATTGATGAGTGGCAACTTTGATACATCCGCGATCTTACGGGCCTCCTCCCAAAGCAGTTTTCCGGCATCGCCGTTCTTCTCGGGATCGACCACGAAATTCCAGCGGTCGGTGAGAAAGGACTCATCGCCATACCACCATGTCGGGCGCATCAGGCCGAGCGTGCCCACGAGCATGTCGCCGCGCATCGCCATGAGCGCGACTTCCTCTTTCGCGACGCGGATCACTTCTTCGAGGCTTTTGACGACGTTGACCGGCGCGAGCATGGCCGGGCGCGCGACGACGAGCAGAAAGCGATGGATCGCGATGACGTCGTTGTCGTTCTCCGCGTAGCGGAGAAACAGCGGGGCGGCCTCAGGTAGTTCGATTGGGTCCACCTTGCTGGAAGTCGAGCAAGAGGGTGGCGAGAACTGCCGCGATGTTCGCGAGCGTCGGCGCTTCGACATTGAGTGTCCTCGTAGGAGTGAACGTTCCGGTGATGGTGTAGGCCTGCCCGAGATCGACGACATCGGCGTCCTGGGAGGCCCGGTAAATCTGGTTGAACGCCTTCTGAATCTGCGGCGAGACGCCTTGCAGGCTCGAAGGCTGCGAAATCTTCCTCATCCGACCCTCCTGCCCATGCGGCGGATGAACACTACGGGCTCGCCGAGGCGGGCATAGCAGCCGAGGGAATTGCCGCCGGTCGTCAACGCGATGTAGCGGCCGGAGATGCGGGGCTCGGTCGGTTCGGAATCCGTCGCGGTGATCGTAACGGTCGACGTGTCGGTCGGCGTCGGATTGTCTATACGATCGTAGGCGGTGAGCGTCTGCGTGACGTTGCCGATCTGATCCTTGAAGTCATTGACCAGATATTCGACGAGGTAGTTCTGGCCGCCGCCTTTCGTCACCGCGTAGGGCGCGAGCGAGAAGGAATAGGCCAGCGCCACGCCATCAGCGTCGAAGGTGTTTTCGTGCTGATAGATCAGCTTGGTAGCGGCATCGCCCATGTAGGGGCGCGTATCGCCTTGGGTGAAGTGAGATCCGCCAGCACGGCCCCAATAGAGAGGTGCCCAGCACTGCTCATTGATCGAGTAGATCACGCCGAAATTCGGCGAGGTCGAACCAACGGCGGTGAAGAAGAACCAAATCTCGTTGAAGGTCGCAATGTATTGCGCGTTGCACTGGTAGCCCATGTTGATGTCGATTTGATCGAAGATCCACTTACGGACATCTTCGACATTCGGCATCGGCGAGACGGAGCCGTTATAGGTCCATAGGTTGTTTTGGCCGATCCAGTAGCCGACACCACCAGCGGTGATCCCACCATTGGGCGAGATCAGGCCGCAATCCTTCGCGATCATGCTGGAGGAGTAGATGAAGGTCGAACCGGTGTACTGGAACAGGTAGACCGCAGCGTCCGACCAGACGAGGCAGGTAAAGTCTGCCAGCACGCGCCCGGCGACGAGTTTTGTACCCTCCGTCAGCGTGCGGACGTTCGCGGTATTGCCGATGGCGGGCGTCCAGATATTAAGTGTGCCTTGGCTCGGCCATGCCACTTGCATGCCGTCGAGAAGGGCAAAGACGAAGCGCTCATTGGTGACGAACAGCGCGCGGACATTCGTGGGTGCGCTCGCGTCCACGAGCTGCGCACGCGGCCAAGGCTGAATTTGCGTCGGATCGAAGGAATAGACCGATCCGCCATTGTAGCCGGCGATCAGAATTACTCCGAAGTGGTCGAGCGACCAGACACGCGGCTCGATGTAGATGGTCGAGAGAGAGCGCGCCGTGCCCCATGTCCCCAGCCCCCAACCGCCGACGCCCCAGCCATAGCCATAGGTGCCAAGTTCGACACCGATTGGGATTTCGTACTGATAGGTAACGGAGCTGCCACCGCCTGTCGCGGTCGACGTGGCGTTCGCGGTGAACACATAAGTGTAGTTGTTGGAGTCGATGACGGTGGCAACCGGCACCTCGGAGACGTTCGGCGTGATGCCGCCGACAGCCACAGCGCCAGCAAGGCTAACGAGATCGCCGACTGCGAGCCCATGCGCAGGGTGATTCACGGTGACGACATTCGATCCTGAGGTGACAGAAAGCGGGTTGGCACCAAGCGTCCCGCTCGACCGGATCGGCGTGATGTCGTTCTGCGCGCCGCCCTGGTCGTAAACATAGAGCTTGATGTACGTCCCAACCGCCATGAAGGGATTGAAGGAGTGATCGCGCCACGCATGGAGCGAGCGCGGGACGCCGTTGGTGGGGGTCGTATAGCCCTTCACCCATCCGCCGATTTTCTGCGGCAAGCGCTTCAAGAAGCGTGCGTTGATCGTATCCGACCAGCGCCCTTCGATCTCGCGCAATGAATCAACCTTCACCACCCCGGGGGGTGGCGAGATGGTAATCTCCTCTTGCTGGGCCATCAGTAGCGGATGCAGATCAGGACGGCTGCGGACTCGGGACGGGTTTCGGTACCGCTTCCGCTCGCGGCGGTCGTAAATGAGCCGCTGCCACTAGCCGAGAGGTTGTGCTGGTGAGCGCCTGAGGCAGAGATGGAAACGCCGATGCCGGTCCCTGCATAGGCAGTGGTGCTAGAGGTTGGGTTGTTGCCGAACGCACCGCCGCCGCCGGTATTACCACTGTTGCTCGGGATGGTGACTCCGTGAAGGTGCGACGGGTCGGACACTGGCGCAGAGTGGCTATGGGAGCCTTGCGTGTCAGTCGCCCCACTGACACTGACGCTGACGCTGCCAGTATGAGTGTGACTTGCGAATTGGTTCGATTGATAGGTGCCGACGGCCGGGCCGCTTCCACCGCCCGCGCGAAGATAGCGGTTGGTGTCAGTGAGCAGCGGCAGCGTGAAGTGCGTGCCGTCCACCGAGCCCCATGTAGTACCATGCGCAAGGTACAGGTCTGGAAATTCAGCACGCAGATACGAGGCGCCATTGGCTATCAGCGAACCCGCTGGCGCCGTTGTCCCGGCGTGATGGATGAAGTTGCCGATCTCGTGGCGGTCGCCGCGATAAAGATTGCCGTTGCCATCGCATGCCACATCGACGCTTTTGCCTTGCGGGATTTGCACGAGGCCGCCGATACCGGGAACGCTCCCCGACACACCGCCAGGCACCTGCACAAAGACGTTAAAGGCACCAGTGGTCTTGTTCTCGAACCGCCACCTCTTGGAGACGTTCGTAACCTTGACCGTCACGTCCCCCGTGAGCGCGCCGTTCAAGATCTGGATATGGTCGATGTCGAGGCGAAGACCGGCGGGAGGCACGGTGGTGGACAGATCAACCGTCCCGCTGGTGGCCGTGATCGTGTTGACGCCCGCGATGGCGCGTTCGACCGGCGAGGCGAACGAATTGTTGAAGATCGTGCCCCAATTGTTGTTGTTATTGCCCGTGGCCTGCTCGATCAGGCCAAGGATCGAGCCGTAGGAATCGGCACTCATCAGTTAGCCCCCGTAGCGGTGCGCGCCCGGCGTATCGGTGCCGAACTCAGCGCCGCGGTAAGAGAGATCGCTCTCGGCGTTGGTGGTTTCGATGAGCGTTGAAAGCTTGCCCATCCACTTCTGTTCTTCGTCGTCGTCCTTCATGTACGCGGCAGCGGCGGCCATGCAGGCGGTACGCATCAACATCGGGTATCGCGCCGTGAGGAAGCTCGTCGGGTTGGTGGCTGAAAGCGGCGGCGGCGAGCGGAAATACAAGAGGCGGCAGGAGAGCGCTTGATTGAGCGCCGCATCGAACTGGATAGCCTCGTCGAAGATCGACCAGATACCCGGCACCGCGTCGATCAGAGCGTTCCCGCTCCATGTGAGGCCGCTGCCCCCAGTCTGTGCGCCCTGCGTTGCCTGATCGCCAGCGGGCGAGGAACACGTGATGTTGTTGGGATCAACCACGGCCTCGATGGGGAAGGTGCCGTTCAGGTTGATGCCGTCGAGCGGCGCATTGGCGCCCGAAAGCGTGATGTCGGAGCCCTGCGACAGCCCGTGGTTCGGGATGTTGACGTTGAACAGGCTGGAGTTGGCCGCGCCGGTGGTGATCGCATTGGAGCCGAGCGCACCGCCAGATACCTGCTGAAAAGAGCGATTGTTGACGACTTCGCTCTCGATCTTGTGGACGTAGTAGTTGCCCAAATTGTCGTAGATGCGCCCGATCGGATCAAGGAAGCGGGCGGGGAGGGCCACTTTGCATTGGCCGACCGCGAGGCCAAAGCGATACTCGGTACGCATCTCCCGCGTGCGCAATGACTGGTAGATGACCGATTGCGCCTCGTCGAGGATCGTGCCGGTGTCGATGTTGTTGTAGGCCACCCAAGTGGCGATGGCACCGCTCGACCCTTTCGAGCCGAGCAGCGTGGTGTAATTCATGACCATGATCGTGCGATCAGGCTGCCTTGGGCTTCAATAGCTCCTTGAACTTCGGAGCCAGCCCTTCGACCGGGACGAGCTTCTCGTCGATGACGAGGAACTCGATCATGTCGAGTGTCTTGGTGATGTTCTGGTGATAGCGGTCGCGGACCAGCTTCGTGACGCTGAACCAAGGATAGTTGGCCTCGCCGCGGAGCCATGCTTCGAGGTTCACATCATCGAGCGACACCGGCTCGCTCGAAAGCGAGCCGGCTTCATCGTCGCCACCGCCATCGCCAGCATCAGCCGCAGGTTCTTCCTTCGGCGCCGTCTTGGCCTGCCGCTTGAGACGCCGCTCCACAAGGGCGCGGATATCCTCGTCCTCGATCAGATCGTCGAGGTGCAGGCCTTGAGCGTCGTAGAAGATGCCATCCTGACAGAAGTGGGCAAACTGGTGCCTATCCCCAGGAGGGCGTTCGCCGTGGATGGTCGAAAAGTTACGCGACTTATCCAGGCGGAGTCGGGCGGGTGCTGACATGGGCGGTTACTCAGTGGTTGGCGATACGGGTGGACTTGGTTTTGCCGGCCGCGCCCGGACCATCCTGAACGGCGGAAGCGCCGCGCAAGGAGTGGTCAAGGTTGGTGGGGCCGCCGTGGACAGTACCGCCCATCTCGTCCTTGAGCTTCATGCCGTGCACGTTGTCCTGCGGATACGCGCATTTGATGGTCTGGCCGAACTTGGCCTTCTCATCGTAGATGCCGCTCGATTTGCCTTCGCCGAGATTGGTCTCGGTGAAGACGGTGTTCGTCTTGGAGCCAGTGCCCATGACGTCAGTTCTCCTCAGGTCGAGGCCCCCAATAGTCCGGGCGGCCGTCAATGGATGGACGCTGGCCGGAATATCGGTCAGCGCGCGAAAGCACCGAGTAACCGTCGAGGCCCGCGTTGCCGGTGTCGGAGGTCATTGGGTTCTCCGGCAGCGGGTTGGCAGGCTTGACGTTTACCGGCTGGTTGCGACGGGCTTCCCCGAACGGGGGATACACGCCGCCATAAGGATAAAAGCCCATCAGGGCCTCCCTTATTCGGTGGAAGCAAAACGGCCGCCCACGAGGAACGGCCGTTCGGCGATCATGTGCGGTTCGGATCAGAACCAGTCGATGTCGACGTAGACATCGGCGGTACCGGCCGGCGTGCCGCCAACACCGGCAACGCCGGTGATGAAGAACGCGGTGTCCGCAGGCAGGTAGGCGAAGCCGTTGGCATCCGCAGCCTGTCCGACGGTGCCCGAACCATCGTTGCCTTCGAGGGCAATGTGGTGGGCAAAGTCGTTGAGCTGCATCGCCTTCGAGCCGGTGCGGCCCTGTGCGTTCTGGCACAGCGAGCGGGCGCGAAACTCGCCCGTGCCATAGCCAGCGGTCGCTGAGGTGCCGAGCAGCCAGCGAGCGAACGAGTTGTCGCTCGCGGCCGTGCCGACACGCATCTCCGGAACGGAGGTGGTGCCGACCATCGCGGTGGTGACGTCGATCACGATGTCACGCACAAGGCCCTGCTTACCGGGAGGGCCTTGGAAGGTACGGGACACCGTTCCGCTGCCGAACGCCGATCCCAAGAGGGAATAACGCTCGCGGCGCGGTTCATCGTAGGAGGTCATAGCTCTGTTCTCCTTTCTCTCGGCTTACTGTGCCGAGTCCCACATCACGACGCGCGCATTGAGCGCATCGGGATGCACGAGACCAAAGCCGCCGAGGTAGTACCACGCGATGCCGCGCGACCGGCCGAAGTCGCCCGGCAGCTTGGCCCGGATTTCCTCCGGAATGCAGATGGCCTCTGTGACGGTGTCGCCGCCCATGAAGAACGCCCAGGACGACTGTGCGTTGTTCCACGGATCGCTGGTGTTGCTCCAGGGATCGAACGCCGTCGAGTCCGCAGCGCCGCCCTTCGGGATGAAGGTCTGCTCCACGAAGCGGAACGACTCGTAGCGGCCGATCTCGCCGTTGAACACATGCGCCAAGCCGGTCTCGGTGTACTGGTGCAGCGTCTCCAGCGAGTTCTTCAGCGGCCGGAACGTGGTCGGGTCGCTGATCGAGAGGTAGTCATCCATGATGTACGGCGGAATGTTCCGCGTTTTCATGGTGTCGCCGATCGCCTTGACGTGGCCGGTACCGAGCGCGACGTTGTTGACGACGCTGGCGGTGCCGTTGGTGTCGAGGTTGATCGAGGTGGTCGAGTTGCCGCCCGTGGGCTCGGCGCGCAGCGGGGTGCTCTTGAACTGCAAGAACGCCTCGATGTCGAAGTATTTGCGCGCGTCGTCCTTGAGCGTCTTGTCGATGATCGACACGACGTCGTGCTTGGCGAGGTCGGTCAGCTTGCCCGTATAGGGCACGCTGTTGCCAGCTTCGAACACCGTCAGCGAGTGCTGCTGCACGGTGAAGCCGGATTCCGGCATCGGCGAGGTTTCAGCGAGCCGGCGCCCTTGGGTGCCGATCACCGAATAGACGTTCCAGTGGTACTGATCGCCGCGGTTCAGGCCCTTCTTCGAGCCATCCTGCGCGTCGCACAACTGGCGGAATTTGGTGAGTGGCTGAACCTGAATGCGGAGCGTATCCGACAGCTCGTCGGAGTACATATACCCGCCCTCGGTCGCCACCGACCACATCTGTCCAGACATGGGGTGCTCCGTTTCGGAAATAATGGTGGTGGTTGAAGATCAGGCGACGTGCTGGCCGCGTCCCTTCCGCATGTTCATGATCACGTCCGAACGCGAGCGAGGTTGGCCGCTGTCGTTCTGACGGGATGGTGCAGGCGGAGGTGTTGAGGAGCGCGTCGGCTGGTTTGGTAGATTCGCCCGCCGAGCGTTGCGATCGACGTTCACCTCAACACGAGGCTGGTCTCTGCGCGGCTGTGCGGTGGGCTGTGGCTGCGGTTTCGAGCCGCCTTTCCACTCGACGAAACGGCCCTTCGCCTTGTCGAGCATCTGCTCTTGGTTCGACACAGGTTGCCCCTGTAGCCTCCAATGCTGATGCATGCGGGCGAGTTGCGAGTTGTCTTGCGGGATCTTCGACTCGTCTACTCCGAGCTGCTTCAACTCCTCGCGCTGGATCGCAAAAATCTGGTTCGCGATGACCTGTTCCGCGAT